TGAACTAATATGTAAACTTCTTCGTCTGGTTTATCTGTTTCATGACCATTGACTCTTTTAAGGACCAAATAAGTATCAAAATCCATAATTTTTCTTTTAGCTCCTTTATCCATATAATAAATTGGAGATTTATCTGCTTGTTTAAGAAAAGTACCATTTGTAAATACTGGATGTTCTTTGTCTGCTTCTTCTTGTTCTGCTAGTTTTCGTTCTAAATCTACTATTTGTTTTGTAAGTTCTAATATTTCAACATCTCTATCATCTATAAAATCACCAACATAATCTGTGCTTTGATCTATTATAGATTTATGGGAATTAGAGCCATCTTTTGGTATTTCATAAAACATTTGATTATAGTAGGTAAAAAATTCCTCCATACTTATATCTTTACTTTTAGACATAAATTCATCAAAGTTTCTATTTATTTTATCATCAAATGATTTTTTACCGTAAACTGTTTTTTGTAAATCAATAGGATGAGAAACACTTTCTATTTTATGGTGATGGGTTCTTTTTGATGTTGAAGTCTTTAAGATTTTAGACATAACACCATAAGGATAATCTCCTAAATATTCATGTGTATGTTTTTCAGCTTGACCCTCTTTATTATTTATTGTTGCTTCAAAAATTTCTACAGAATCATCTTCATACACAACAAAATCATGTTGATGACCTGCTATTCTAGAAGTTGTTCCTTTAAATTTAACAATTTTAATGGGACTTTCTTCTCCTTGTACTATTAATTTTGGATCTATTCTTCCCATTATCTAACAACCTTAAAATAATAATCTTCGTCATAAATATTAATACCATCATTATTATCTACCCTAAACATTAGTTTATAATAACGTTCTGGTTGTAATCCTTCCATAAATAAATCAAAATACATACCATCATTATCGGCACTTAATTTTGTATAATTTGTATCAAAAGGGATTATTATTTCGTCAGTTGTTGCATCACGTAAACTATAATAACTTCTTTCAGGTAAATATTGTGTGTCTAAATAGTTTGAACTTGTTGTAAAAGCTCTATCTGGATATCTTTTTCTTGTAGTTAATCTAAAACGTTGTTTTGATTTTCTTTGAAATTCTTCTTTATTGTTATATAGTGCTAAAAATATATCTCCACTAGTTAAAGTAGTACCACTATGAGAATAAGATGAATCATCCCATTTAAATGTTAATTTAGGTGGGTAAATCGTATGTGTATCTGCGGAAAAATATTGTAATTCACCAAAGCTAGATGAAGCGTCACATTCTGTGGCGATTGGTTTTTTTATTATAAAACCTTCATTTTCTATTCCTGTTGGATAAGTGGCTCCTTGATAATAACTTGCAGAAAAGAATTTAACTAAATTAGTTACATTTATATCTAAATCTAAATTATCTGCATTTGAAAAAGATGTTTCTGCTACATAATTTGTTCCTGTCCACCAAGTACCTCCTCCTGATATCATAAAATCACAACTAGAACCTGTAGAATTAGAAGCAAAACTTGAAGTAGCCCATATTGCTCTTGCGCTTGAACCAGTGTCTGTTCTTAAGTCCCAAGTTACCCCATTAGAAGAAGATGGATTATTTTTAAATCTACCTGTACCTTCATCCCACGATTGAGAAACTGCATAAACCTGTACTATATGATTTGCATGTAGTGATTTATGTTCTGTTGAGAATACTTCTAAATGTGTGTTAAAAGGGATTCCATTTGTTTTATTTTCTATTATATCCTTAATTTCTGTGTTTTTAAATTTAATTAAAAAACGTGAAGGATAATATAATTCAGCTGTTGAAGATTTTTCTTCTAATAGTTCTAATACTTCATCTCTACCAGTATTTAAACCTGTTCTGTTAGGATGACTATATATTGTTGCGTCTTTTTCGGGAAATATAGAATAATATGCCATTTTAGTATTGTGTTATTTTTCCTTTAATATCTTGGTTAGGGAATCTTACTTCAAATATACTTGGATCTAATGAAGGATAAATTATTCCTTTTATAGTAGCATCATCTAAATCATATTTATAAGGAGAAAATCCTAAATCTTGTCCTACTAAATTTTCTACTTTTACATTAGGAACTGATTGTACTCCTTCTACTGCTCCTATAATATTATATATTTCAGAAATTATTATTGGTTGGTTTATTTGCCATTTATCTTTATCAAAGTATATTTTTAATTCTTCAATACATTGTTTTAATACTACTTGATTATTAAAATTTTTAAAAGCTATAATTTCAAATTCTACACCTAAATTAATTACAAAAGCATCCTTAATATTAACAGCATCTGTTAGCATTCTATGTTGTTCTAAATAAGTTTTAAGATTTGTTTTTGTAGCTACATTTAAAGTAGTTAAATTTCCTCGATTATTATATCCTAAGGTATATAAATTTAAAGCCATAGGATTAGGTATTCTGCCTGGATTAGAAGTTAAAGGTGAAATTTGATCATCTTGAGTTATATAAGCTTTTGCTATTCTACCAAATTTAGCAGGCATAGATAAAGTTCTAATTAAATAATCATCTTTAGTTACAGTTCTATTTTGAGCTGAAAAATTAGCCATTGCATTTTGTCTTACATCATTAACAGTATCTCCTGATCCCCCTCCGGTAGCCGCTGTTAAATTTGTAACTGTTATAGAATCTCTAACATATTGTGATAAACTTTTATCTAAATTAGGGGATAATTGAAGATTTAAAACATCTGTTCTATTTATACTTCCTGCTGTTACGTTTGATGCTACTCCAAAGCTATTTACTTTATAATTTACAGTTAATACTGTGTTTGTAGGAACTAATCCATAAGTACCAGTATATAAAAAATTAGAAGGATCATAAGCGAACTCTAGTTTAGAACGACCATCTTTAATTCCTAAACCTATATTATCTGGATTAGGGATAATTTCTTCATCTACTACACTATTTTCCCCAGCACCAAATTGGATTTCTAAAGTATTATTAGATTTTACTCTAGTTATAAATCTTTTTGGGACTTTTTTTAAACTTAAAAGATAAGGTGTTGACTCATTATACCCATGTAATTCTGGATCTTTACTAGCTATATTTTCTACTGCCTCGAATACTGTGTCTTGTGCTAAATAAGGGACTTCAGTCCATTTATCTCCATTAGAATCTACTATTGATTCTATTTCTATAATATCTGTGTCGTTTAATGTTAATGTTAAAAACTTTGAGTAACTTCCTATTTCAAATTTCTTTAATTTTATTTCACCTGAATGTGCCTTTACTTTTTTATTTAAAAGATAATATTCTGGTTTATTTGTAGAATTATTAATAGAATATACAGTTGTTTCTAAAGGACTAAGATCACTATCTATTTTAAAATTTGCATCTTTTTCTGTTATAAATTTTGGTCCTGATGACATGAAAGATGATCCTTCTTTTATATTAAGTGCATAACTCATATCTGGTTGATAATCATTAGATGCATCTGAGGGTACTAATTGAAATACATCTAACATTACTGTAGATGTGTTAGTTGCTTTAGGTTTATAACCTAAAGAATAAGCTAAATTATATAAATTTTCTTTTTCTTGTGCTAATAATAAAAAGTTTTCTTGTAATTGAGTATCTTGATAATAAGATAAAACATCTCCCACATAAGCAGCCATTTCTATAAACATCATTCCAGGAGATGAATCACTAAAATCATTATAAGTATCAGGAAAATATGATTGTGCAAAATCCGTTAATTGAGTTTTAAAATCATTAAAGTTTTTATTTAAATATTTAACACTTTTTACTCGTGAGGTATTTGATGTTTTTGAATATGCCATTTTAGTTAAAGTTTATTTCTATTGCATCTGTTGATTTATCTATTAATAGTCGATAATGTATTGCTATACGTACTGTATGTAGTTCAGGGGTTGTTTCTGTGTTTTCTCTTTTTGTAAAAACATCTAAAATTTCTATTTCGGGAATATATGACTGTACTCCATCTGTTATTTTTATTAATACTGTTTCTTTATCTATAACTTGTTCAAATAGGAAATCTCTTATACCTACTCCAAAGTCTGGATTCATTAACCGTTCACCAGGAGAAGTTAATAATAAGTTAATTAAATTACTTTTTACTTGTTCTTTAGTTGTGTAAGAAGAATTAAAAACTGCTTCTCCATCAAAAGGAAAAGTAACACCTACCGCTACCTTATCATTTTGAGGTAAATCTATAGGATTTATTTTTATATTTCTTCTTTCTAAAATAGGCATTTATTATCTTCCTTTTTTCTTAGCTATTGCTTTCATTAAACCACTATAATCTTTTGTTACTGCATTTGCTACTGAATCAGGCATTTCTGTTGTATCCATTGGTAATGGGGCTCCAGTTGCAAATGGTTGTGCCATACTTACTGGTGAGTTTCCTGATTCTAAATTAGTATCTCCTGCTGCTGTTTCATTTAATAAATCATTTAATGCACTATTAGATGTAAATGCTTGTTTTGGACGTTGTTTAATAGGACTTTTACCCATTATTTTATCTCTTAAAGATGTTTTTGTTTCTTTAGGAACTTCAACTTGTCTTTCAGTGTGTTCTACGATAGTTGGTTTTAATTCATCACGTAAATCTTCCTTAAGTGATTTAATTTCTCTGCGTAACGCATAATCGATTTCTTCTCTAACTACTTTTCTAATTAGATTTTCAAAAGTTTTTGCTTTCATGTTGTTAATTGTTGTTTGTTATAAATATAAATT